AGACATCATGCACGGTGAACTAAAGGTCCTCATGGTAGAGGCTGAACAGCAATTGGCCTTGGCCCAAGAGGCGGAGGATGAATCCGAAGAAGCAATGGATTCAATGGAACGCAGATATTGGGAAGGCGTTCTAGATACTTATGGCGAACTATACAGACTAACATATGACATTGCTTTTGCGAAAGGAGCAAACTAATGGACCTACAAGACAAGACACGTATGGAAGATACATATGTACAAATCAATGACATCATTGATAAGATTGGCAAACTTCCAGTATTCCCGTCCCTTGTTTGGGTTTGGACATGGGACATCGTAGTTGACATGTACAACAATCATCAACCAGGAGTCGATGACGAGTACGTAGTCAAAATGCCTTTAGAGCAGGTCTGGGAACTATTCTGGACACAAGCAGACAAGAATGGCTTTACACTGGAATACGGCACCGAGGATTGCTATGAGCACATCCGTGACTGGATGATTGATGAGGATATCCTTATTAACATTCAAGAAGAAGAGAAAGAGGAAGACAATGAGTGATGACTGTCTCTGCGAAGAAGGTAAGAAAGCACATCCAAGGTGTAAGTACCCACCTTGTGTCGAAAACGGAAAGCGGGAAGGATATGGCGACTATGAGGGTGAGTGATCAATATGTAGATGAAGTGTTATCCAAAGCTCAGGAATTACTTTGGGGCGGTTCAGAAACAGAAAACATCGAAGCACACAATATGATTGCTAAATTAATCAAGGATCGAATGCAGGGAAACAATTTAAACTAGGGGCCAAAATTTGGTCTTACGGAGGGTATTTACAAATCCGTGAATATCTTATATAATACTAATAACAACTATATCTCTTGAAAGGGGATTATCAAATGGCAACAAAACGTGAATATCTAAAGTCAAAGGGCATTACTGTCGGAGCTCGTGGTCGATTCTCAGGAGCAGCTAAGGTAGCTCTAGCAGAGGCCGAGAAGGCAGGCGTAACGTTTACCAAGGAAGTACCAGCAACAAAGGCAAAGTAAAATCTTGAGGGGGTCATGGCTTCGTTGGTCCTTGACCTCCTCTTTCTTTTTTGATACAATAGCAGGTTCTAGAGGCGGAGGCGAAAATGAGTAAGACACCTGAAATCAAGGTAGCAGAATCATTAGTTAATCTAACAGAGTCACATTGGTTTAATCCAACAATCTTTGGTAGATATCTAGCAGAACAGCCTATGTATACCATTGACAGAATTATGGAAATGGTTGTATCAATTATCTCTGAACAATCTAAGATTCATGGTAGAAACAATTCTACATCCGAAGGATTGCTTTTAGCAGTTGAATTAAATGAATGTATCAAGGCTTATCAAGAGTCTACTGAGATAAACAATCTTAAACTGCCGTCCCGTTCTTATCAAGTACCAAAGCGGGCGGAAGTTAAAGAACATATATTTGGATGGCGGGAAGAAAAACTAGATCCATTCAATTAGGCATACTTACAATGATAGAACGAATGCCTGGTATAGATAGATAAACATATCTTGCCCAAATTATCCACAGGGTTATCCACATCCTGTGGATTTTTTGTATGTGTGGGCTTGTGGGCCAAATTTTCCATTTACGATACATGATCTAAATCCCTGAAGTTTTAAAGCTTGTGGGCAAAATTTTCTATTTACGAAAGCCTTGACAAAATCCCTGAAATTTGCTACAGAATATGTCAGAATAATCTAATATACATTATAAATGTCGACAAATCTGTAGAGAATTTATCAAAATGTGATCAAAATTTTGTCATAATCTATTGACAAAAATGGATCAATATGCATGCATGTAGGCTCAAATGAATAGACATTACGACGTCTTTTATGTTACGGATGCGTCATTACATAGATATATTTAAATAGATATAAGTATAGTAAATGGAAGCTAATCTAGAGTATAAATTCTCCACAATGCTCCACTTTACTCCACTATATAAGCCCTAGAAGGGCTCTTAGAGAGGAGATAATCGGGAGGGGGATATAGGAGTTAGCTGTTAATTTGTGCTATATCTGTGTCTACACAGGGTTTGTCATTACATCCACAGAGTTCTTGATTTGGATCTACATTTCCACGTATATTATCTAAATAGTAATTTCCAGCAGAATCAGCATTAATCCAATCAGACATTGTTTGTGGATCTATATTTTGATACATGATATCTTTGCCATTTAATAATAGATGAACCATGTAGCCTAGTCCTAGTATATATTTATATCTTATAAGTCCTATTGAGGATTCTATATCTCCAGTTGGTCCCGCCTCATTTGTAGCTTCTACATCATCTGGAGTAATGTCCGTTATGTCCACATTTAGAGCATTTGCTGTCTCAGCAACTTGAGCCCAATCTGATTCATTTGGATAATTGTCGACAAATATTTCAGCATCTGATTCATTTAAATTAAATTGATCCATTGCTCTTTGAATTATATCTGGACCTAAATCTTTAATTAAATCAGCAATCATTACTTTTTTCATATTTTATCTACAAGCTATACAATAAAATGGATTACGCATATGTTCTTTGGATATGATGATATGCTGAGAGCATCCTGCACATTGAGCAGTCATTAAATCATGATCATCTAGTTCATTAATATGAACAATTGGATCATGGGTATAAAATAGCTTAGTTATATACCATGTAAGTGCTATTAGTAATATAGTTATCATTTAGCTATTATACCCTACGCTTTTACATCAAAGAAAAGGATTATATTGGCTCTTTCCCCGCCCAAAACTTTATTGACTGAGTGCGGATAGTTCTCATCACCCTTAAAATAAACTAATGTGCCTGCGCTAGGCTTATAGGCAGTTGGATCATTTCCATCGTAGAAGCATATCTCTCCGCCATCATAGTCATCTGTCAGGTATAGCAGGGCAGAGTAGCCAATAACGCCATATCCATCTACACCGCCGTATGCATCAGTATGATAGCCAAGCTCTTCGCCTTCACGTAACACCTGATATAGTACTCGATTGATCGAGATTTGATTATCAGGGAATCCAAATTGATTCTGAATTAAATGTACAATAGATTGAATAGTAGAGTAAACCTCTACATCAGGGTCATAGTTAAATTGTTCAAATGGATACAATTGCTTACTAAGCAATCCCATAGGATTAACTGTTGTCTTTGCTCTCAAAAAGGAATGTAAGTCTTTAGCTAATTCCTCTGAAATGAATTGATCTACAACCGTAGGTTGCATCTATGCTCCTGTTTCTATAGGGTCAACGTAGTTGACTAATTGTTCTCTACCGCCGTCGATTTCACTAATTGCGATCTAATTTGAATGATGTTTAGCATTAGATTTAATTACTGCTTTTATAGCTCTCTTAAATTTCCAATACTTAATTGGGTTTTTCCATGGATTAAACATAGTTCAATTATACCGTAGTTTCGTTATTTGATTCCCACTGCTTATAAGCATCAATTATAGCCTGTCTTAAAGCGTCATTCTTTGTTACATTGTGAGTCCCGTCACACTCTGGGTATTGATTAGATAGCCCACATTTACACATTCCCATATTCATCAGCCTCTCTTAGCCATTGATCTTCCCATAAACCCATGAGAGATTCATTTCCAATATCATCAAAATAGTAACGCTTCTTGTTACTATTGTAAGTCCAGCCATACCACCTGTCACCTTCTGACCAAGTTAGATTAGTTGGACCAGCTTTTTCGTATTCCCACATTGATCTATCTACAGACTGATATAAGTTTACTTCATCAAAGATAGCGTGTCTTAAATTATCCCATCTGAATATACGATTAACTAACCAATCAATCATACACTAATTGCCAATACGTTTTTAGCATTAAGTAGCAAGTACTTAGTGTTGTTTTCATCTTCGACTTCTGTACCAGAATGTTCTGGATATAGCACTACATCTCCTACTTCAATCACATTAATTGGAATAAGGTCGCCCTTGTAGTTATATTCTCCATCACCTTTTGCAATTACAGTAGCTTTATTTGGCCCTTGATCAGAAAATGCTGCAGAAATTACTAAACCCGTAGCCGTTTTCTTTTCTCCCGTTTCAATCTTTTGTACAAGCAACATTGCTCCGATTGGTTTAATCATTGTCTTTATCCTTTTCCCATGTTAGTTTGCCATCTTTATATACTGGCCAATACCCTAATGATCGCCAGTCCATACGCATAATCTTTGGCTCAGTCATTATTTTCCTTCTGCTCTTTAATCCATGCTGAAGCTGCATACTCTTCATAGCAATCGATACAAATGCGTTTATCTCCAAATGGCATACTGCGTTTTTTTAAACTTCCACAGTCTGGACATCTATTGTAAGTCATATAGTTAGTATACTATAGGTGACGGGTACCGTCAATACCCTATCTACCGCCGCACTTTTTTCACTTTCGATCAATATTAGGCTGTATAGTAGTTATTCATGTGTTTTTTACACACAGATATTATTGTTGCTCCTAATTGATCCCAATATGTGCCTTCTTCGTTGCAGTAATGACATCTATCGTCATCTGGCTTATTAATATCAATTTTCATATCTATCTTTAATCCTTCGCCATCTGCCCCATTGGGTAGGAACGTCAAGCCCAATGTATTCTTGCCCAGTTTCTAGGTCTATAAGCAACCATTTACTTGGAGCTTTTGTATGTATAGTTAAGTCTACTGCTTTGTCAAACTCATGGACGTCCGCACCTTGATACATCTTGGGCAAAAAGGTATAGACATTATTTAGCAGTTTTCTCATATATACACATTATATCTTATTTACTGTGCTAAATCTCTGGGTATCATCATCTCACAAGATTGACAATAATCATAAGTAGAACCAGTATAAGGACATTGTCCCGCTTCAATTAAATTATGACCTTTAAAGTAGCATTTAATTCTATTTAAATAGTGTTTCATGGTACCAACCTTTTTATTTCATAAAAGCAATTAGGACATTCCCCTACGTGCAGCCATTTACCAGATTCTTGTACAATTAATTCTTTTAATCTTCCCTTAACGTTTTCTTTACATAATATACAATATGCTTCAACGTATATGGTCATCTTTTCCAAGACCCGCTTTTTGTTGGATCTTGATCGTCATTTATTTCTGTAAGCTCTTCAGCAATAGGCCTGCCATGTGATCCATCACAAATTGGATACGATGCAGACCTACCACACTGACATATAACTGCAGCGCCATATTGAGTTGGCATTATGCAGAAAGTATCTTTGATAAGGCATTTATTGTTGCAGCAATTCGACCAATGTCTCTTAACTGTTCAACACTATATCCTTCTTCTTTTAAAGTTTCATAATGTGCTTTTACACAAAAATGACATTTGCCAATAATTGATGACGCTAATGAATAAGCTTCAAACTTACCTTTAGTTGTACCGCCATGTGATGCTATAGCATTCATTCTTAGCTGTGCTGGCAAGCCTTTAAGGCTTGCATCATCAGCCATTTCAATAAACGGATACCATACATTATTCTGTGCCATGAGGGAACCAGCTGTAAGGGCTGCATTTTTTTCTACTTCATCAGTTGCATTTGCAACAATAAAAGCAAGAAGCTTTGAGTTTCCAGTAGCAAAAGCTGCTGCTATAGAAAGATAAGTAGCATGCTCTGGATCAATAGTTGATCTATTAATCACTGCATCAAGATTTAACTTAATATCTTTAGCATACTCTGGAAGAGATTCCTTAAGCTGGTCTACCCATGACATTATAGAGTTGCTCCTCCGAGAGGTCTATTGCATGCACACAGTTCACCTGTTTGTAATGCATCAAGCACACGCAAAGCTTCATCTGCATTGCGACCTACATCTAGGTTGTTGCATGTTACATGCTGAATAATGTTATCTGGATCAATTATAAATGTTGCACGATATGCAACGCCAGATGGGTGATGAACTCCAAGATCATTTGCAAGCTGATGTCCTGTATCTGCAAATGACCATGAATTTGTTTTCTTCAAATCTTCGTGAGCATTTCTCCATGCAATCTTACAAAATTCATTATCAACAGAACCCGTTAAAAGAACTGCATCTCTATCATTAAAATCATTTACTAATGCGTCATATGCAACAATTTCAGTTGGGCACACAAATGTAAAATCCTTTGGGTAAAATGCAATGATCTTCCATTTTCCTGGAAATGAGTCTTGAGTAATTGTTTCAAATGAGCTATCTTCATAAGATAAAGCTCCTGGCTTAACTCCAGTTACTGCAAAGTTGCCTAGTTTTTCTCCTACTGTTTTCATATTACTGTACTATCCAATACTTTATCAATAGCATCATCAATTGTTGGATAATGCTCTTTTGTACAACTACCGCATTCTCTACACACGGTTAAATTTTCTTTCGGCCCGTTTTCTTAGGTGGCTTTGGCACATTAGATATTTCTCTTCTAATTCCGTGCTTATTGGTATCCACTTTTAAACCCTGTCTGGGGTATTTTTTGGGAGTGCTAGTGCTTGTAACAGCACCTGCAGGCGCACCAGAATTATCTGGTGCGACCATGCCCGTGCCATCATCTTTTTTGAAATTATTTGACATTAATTACCAATCGTATTTCGTGGTGATGATTGAATTGGCATATCTGAATTGTCTACGCCAAGTGGGGATGAAGAAGTAACTCCATCCATAGCTGATTCTACTGTAACATTCATCATTGTTGCTGATGAGCCGCAACCACAATTATCACACATTAGTTACAGTTCTCACAATCAACAACTGCACAAGGAGCTTCGCCTCTTGTGTCTCTTGTGCATTCTACTTTAACTGCAAGTGTTGCTGGGACATTTACTGCTGCTGAAATAACTGCTGCATCAAAAGTCGGGGCTACAACTGATTCTGTATTAAATGTATCCATGATTACATATCTGATTCATCTGCGCCTGAAATTGGCAGTGATTCTGAAGATCCTTCTCTATTTAATCCAGCATTTCCCTGTGCAGAAACATCTGATGCAGCAAAAGCTGAACCTGTGTTGTCTGAGTAGTGTGCGTTAATTCCATTTGTTCCTGCTTCACGGCGATTTGCTGTGAAACCGTCCAAGTTGATACCATCTGTCATTTTATTACTCCTATAGGTTATTATTTAGACGGGTCTAGAAGTCCATCTATCCCTCTATTATAGCATTTAGTTGATTAAGATTGCTCTGGATCAACCTTAAAGCCATCATCTTCCCAGTCTGACATTCTATGTAAAGCTGAATATTGACAAGGGCAAGCCATTCTCCATGGCTTATGGTCAAAATTTAATCTTGTTCTAATTGTTATAAATGTCCAACAGTCTGGACACCAAAATTTTGCTGTTCTATATGGGGCAGGAACAATTTCTTGTTCTTCAACCATTTTTTTATGTTCGGCTTCTCTATGTAATACCTGAGATAATCTCTCACGTTCTTCAAAAGTAATTCCTGGAATTTCAATCATAGGGATTACTTCGGGAATTTCATTCATACTTTATACTTTTCATTCCAATGACGCTTACAGATCTCTATGACTTTAGATTCTGTACTAGTTAAATACTTTGCTTCTTCTTTACAATCTTTAATCTCACAAATACTATTTTGCATTATTTGCTTTGACGCCCCTATAGCCTGTTTTCTTTTTATTCATAGAGCCAGGTTTTTTAAATCCCGCCCCCTTTGGCATGTTTGCTATTCTTATTTCTAAAGCTTTTGCAATTTTATTATGATGCTTAGCCATTACTTAACCCTATCTCCAAACTTTGCCCAAACTCTTTCGTGTACAAAGTATAATACCGATTCCCAAAATAATTCTGCAATTGCAGCAATTCCAGCAATCTCCCATTTTTTAGTAAGCAATAGTATTGTTCCCGCAACCATTACCATATGTAAAAGTTGCCATGTAATTGTTTTAAGTAAACTTTTTTTAGTTGATTCCATGTCTCTATTCTACCACCCTTTTAATTGAAAGAAAAGCCTACCTCTGGAATATTATACTTAAACTGCAATGCAGCTCTAGGACCCACTGTAGCAACATCATGAATCATTCCTCTTGGAATATAAACAACGTCTCCAGGATTTACTTCAAATTCAAAATATCCATTTGAATCTTTATTAATATTTGATTCGCTAAAAGATCTTTTTTCAGAAGAATAAAATTTCCAAATTGTTTGTCCTATGCATTGCCAGTAGAAGTTATCTGTTTCATCAAAATGAGGATCAGAAGGTTGTTCTTTTGCAAAGTTAATATATGCAGATAAAGCTGAGCCTTTGTATGGAATTGCTTCATTAAAAATATTAAAAAATAAATCTATTTCGGGATACCATTTAGAGTTTGGCCCAACAACATTTAAATAAAGAGGGTTTTTAAATAAAACTCCTCTTACAAATCTTTCTCTATAAGGGTTACTTGGAACTTCTGCTATTCTGTTGTTCCAATATTGATCGTTTGTGTGATCAATAAAGTTTTGCCACTTAGGGACTTCATTGCACAATGATTTAAAAACATATGGCTCGTTAAGCTCTTTACATTTTTGTAATATTAATTTAATTTCTTCTATTGTATACATAATAATAAATGGTCGGGGGTTTTACCCCCCGACCAAATTAATTACTTCTTAAGTGCAACCTTAGCCTTTGGATGAGCCTTGTTCCACTTTGTAGCAAGAGCGTTATACTCTGCTTTGTATGTTGCTGCTGCAAGATCTGCTGAAGCCTTTGCTGTTGTTGCATCTGCTGCAAGCTTTGCTGCTGCATCTGCAAGTGCCTTATCTGAGGCAACTTTGTCTGCTGCACGTCCAGCCTTTTCTGCTGCAAGTGCTGCATTAGCAACTGCTAGCTCTGAGTTCTTTGATGCAAGTTCCCCTGCAAGATCACGAACTGCTACTGTTGCAACTACAGAACCTACTGGTGCTGCAAGACCTGTTACGGCTGTTGCTACTGTTGCGTATGCTGTAACTACAACTGAACCTGAAGCAGGAAGTGTAACTGTCTGCTCCTTTGTTCCAAGTGTCGCTACTGCTGTATCTGTTGTAAGCGCTGTTGCAGTTGCTGCACCATTTGAGCTTACTAAAGTATTAATTGTTGCTCCACCCTTTAAGTTTCCAAATACATCGTATCCTGAAACCTTAAGTGTTGCTGTTGTACCTGCTGCCCCAGATGCTGGTGCAGTTAAAGCGATTGAGTTCAAAGCACCTGCGGTACCTTGTACATAGTATGTAGTTGTGTTTCCACCAACAGTAACTGATACTGTTCCTACTGTAGTAGTTTTAGTATAT